TATTCTATCTGAAAGCTTCAAATCTTTCTTGATAGCACCACAGCAATGACATATTTTGGATGATGGATACCATCTGTCTACGACTCTTAATTCAATACCATTTTCATCACATTTTGCTTTAAGCTTGGTTCTAAATTCATAAAATTTTTGCGACACAATTGCTTTTGAAAGATGCCTGTTCTTCATCATTCCTGACACATTCAAATCTTCAATCGTAATATAAGATGGTTTGGTTTTCGCAATCTCATTGATTGTTTTATTAATGTAGTCAGAACGGATATATTCTATCCTTTGATGAAGTTTCTGTACCTTTAAGACTTGCTTATTGATATTTTGCCGAGTAGCTTCTCCTTTCTTTTTCTTCAAACGCTTTTTATAGTCTTCGTATTTCCTCGAAAGACAGCGTTGTTCTCTTTTTAATTGTTTTTCAAGTTTTTTAATATTACTTGATTTATTGATACTCTTATATACTTTGCCATTACTGATAACAGCAAAGTCCTTGACGCCTAAATCAATTCCTATACCAAATTCATTTAATTCTTCATGTGATATATCCGGAATGTCCACTAATACTGATACATAGTATCTTCCTGCTCTCATGGACACATGTCCACTTTTGATAAGACATCCACTTTTTGAAGTTGGAAGATAACCTTTTTCTTTTAAACGAACCCATCCGAGCGTAGGCATCTTAATTCTGTGACGCTCGCATTGGATTACAACCCTTTTATCTGTCTTTACAAAATACATTTTGACATCCGATTTCCCTTTCTTTTTAAATCTTGGAAATCTACTCTGATGTTTAAAAAATCGTTTAAAAGCAGTCTCTGCGTTCATGATACTTTTCTTCACGGACTTACTGCTTACTTCTTTGATCCATTGGTACTCTGGATTTTTTGGAATATATTCATTATTCAGCCATTTGGAAAAATCCATCCCGGATACAAACCGTTTTTCTTTCTGGTATATTTCTTGATTATGAGCAAGGTAAAAGTTATAGACAAACCTGCATGTGCCAATTGTGCGATGAATTATTTGCACCTGTTCTGGAGTTGGATTAATTTCCGTTTTGTAACTCTTTAGCAATTTCATCGTCCTCCTTTGCTTCTCCTAAAACATTAAAATATATATCTATAACTTTTTTGGAATCTCCTGCTACATTTGTGTACATAGTTCCTTCTTTTGCCACTCCGTTTCCTCGCATTTAACAAGACAATCTAATGTTTCCATACCTTATTCCTCTACTTTCTGAAAGTATCTTGGAAGATTTTCGCAATAAAATTCTTCTTTTTCTTCGGGTGTCAGTTCAACAAGTTCACCATCTACATATTTGTAGTTGAAAATTTTCATTTCGTCAAAATCTTCATTCACTTCAATCTCTGTATTAGTTGATAGTTTGATACTGTCAGTGGAAATAATTTTTCCAGTTCCTTCTTCAAATTTTACAAAAATTTTCATTCATATCACCCCACAATACCAACATTAAAGGCAATTAATAAATTTACACGCAAGGCGCCTGATTGTGCATTTTCGCATTTAATTCGAAGTGCTTTTGTTATTTCTTCATAATTACATGCAACAATGTTAGCTGATTGAGTGTTTTTAGCGCCATTAATAACCGCTGCGGTGATTCGATTATTAAATCCACGATCTTCAGTAATTCCTAACATTTCTTTTAACTCATCTTGTGTATAGACTGATACTGCAACAGTCCCTTCTGAGACTTGAATAACCTTTGATGCATAACACAATTTTGTTGTGCCAAGCATTGCTTGCACGTTATTAATTTTATCATTTAAAGCTTTTCCTTGTGCTGCACTCAATGGTTTTTTTGTTTCAGTTGAACTAAGGTTATCAACGATATCACCTGTATCGACAATACTTTCTGCACCCAATTTACCATTGTAAACACCTACTTTTGAAGAAGACTGGATTATAGTATGATGCTCTGTATCTCCGATTATCAATCTGTTGCTTTGGTCTTTAGACATACCTTTCTGTGATCCAAAATTTATTTCTGCTTCCATATTAAGGTTACCTGTCATTGTATCGCCTGATTTTTTGACATAATCGTCAGGGTTGATATCACTTCCTGTTTCAGGAACAATCCATTGTCCTTGACCATTCAAAAACTTCTTGTCTGCGTTTTCAGTAGGTAACTTAGGTGCTAAACCGTTAGCGGTTGTGCTTACAACACCATATGTCGTATTCGGTGGAGTTGCCCACTGTCCATTTCCGTTTAAAAAGCGTTTACTAGCGTTTTCGTCACTAGGCAACATAGGCATAAGTCCGTTAGAAGTTTTTGATACAACTTCATAGACAGTGTTTGTATCTTCCCATGGAACTTGAACATATGCATTTCCGTCTGTATCTGTTTTAATAGGATAAAACTTTCCGTTTTGCTTATATCCAGTTTTAATACCACCTAAAGCATTATCAGTTGCTTTTGGAAGTTGATATTCTTCCCATGGAACATTGACATAAATATTTCCTTTTGTGTCTTTTGTGATTGGATAATTTCTTCCGTTTTGTGTATATCCTAAAAGAACACCACCTAATTTTTTATCAGTAGCAATAGGCAATACATATTTATTTGCTTCTTCTTCGATTCCCTCTAATTTATCTCTTTCTTCTTGCGTAAAACATATATCGCAATTTACTCGAACCAATGAATCTCCGTTAAACACAAATAATTTTCCATCATCTGTTAAATAAGCATGGTCTTTATCAGGGTTTGTAATAGATTGTTCGTCCGTTACTGTAATAAGCCAAAATTCACACGCTTCACCCATCATAGGTATGTGTACTTTATAGCTTTTTTTACATACTTGTGGATTTAGACTCATTGTTCGTCTCCTTTCATTTCGGCTTTAAGGATATCGCCAAAACAAGCACTGCATTCCGTGATTGTTACACCTAGAAATTGCGATAATGCCTTGATAAACATTTTGTTAATATGCAGATATAAAGAAAATAATTCTTCGTCTTTATCGCTTGCCTGATATGCTTCAAAAGTTGTGTACATAGCGTATGACAAGTGTTTTATCACACACCAATATTCCTTATTGCCTTTTTCTCCATAAAGCCTGTACAAATAAAGCATGAGTTCTCTACGTGTCTGAGCTTGTACTTCTAAATCTTTTTTAAGCTCATTGATGATTTCCATTTGATCAGAAATTTGTTCGTCCTCAATCATGCCATTTTCTATTTCAGATACACGCTTTTCTAGTAGTGTTTTCGTATGTAATTCAGTATTTCCTACTTGCGTGAAAGCACGTATCAAATCTTCGGCTATACTGTCGCTAGAGTGTTTATTCTGCACTTTTAAGCCTCCTTTTATACATGGCTATATCTTTTCGCATTTGGTCTTGTTTATGTTTTCTTTCCTTGTCAAATTCCTTGCTACGACACTTCAAAAAAGCGATTGCAGTTTGATAATCGTTAGGATGATTTTTCAAGTGAAGTTCCATTTTTTCAAGTCTGTTCATATGCGTTTTTCCTACAATAAAATTATATAATGGATTTTAAAATAGTGAGTTTTCGCAAACTATCGATTGCAATGTGAATACTTCATATAGTTGATAATCTTCACATCAAAATCTCCATTGCCTACCACTTGCACTTCTTTATAACCAGGTTCTAAAATTTGGTTTCTTTCGGCTTCGTTCATATATCCAGTCGCAAGAAGTACATCATAATGTGCAGTTCCTTTGTTTGGATAAACACCATTTCCAGTAATCCAAGCTCCATTAAACTGAGATTGGAAATAAGGTGTTAAATCGATTCCGTCAATCAGAATCTGAAAAGAAGTTGCACTTGCATTTTCGATAACGATTTGAAACTCGTATCGGTTGTAATAAATCAAGTCTTGGGAAACACTGATACCAAGCGTGGCTGGACTGCTTGCAGAACCATGACCAGTCAATTCATATCCGTACATATCTACACTTTGATTTCTACGTTGTACAGAACTGTATCGTTGCTTTTGTTTAAGCTCGTATACGTTCTCTGCAAGGATATTTATGGCTCTGCTATATTCATCCATCATGATTCTTGTTTCCCCTCTCTATCAACTCGTAAGAACTTCTCAAGGGTAAGTTCTCCAGTGGTTGTTCCATCGGCATTGATGTTTCGTTCCATTTTTACGATGTAATACCAATCATTTTCTTCTATGAGCTTACGCATATAGTTTGAGCATTCCTCGATATGGAATTTCTTCATATCGTAAATAAAACGGACTTTATCGCCTACATTGATATCACTAGGTAATTCTTCGGTCTGCACAGTGATTTTATATTTTCTACGAGCATAGATTAGTTTTTTGATCGTAGCATCGTACACTGCCTTGGCACATTTGATTCTGTCCTCATCGGTAATGTTCTTAACACCATTGCCTGATTCAGGATTGTATGTTCCTTGCCAAAACTCAGGTTTTACACGCAACCAACCTAAGATATTGGCAGTCGATATAGAAGTAACTGTGCAATATGGTTGAGGTTGATTCTGCCCAAAGAATTGAGCAGTTCCATTTCCATTATCAGAAACAAACATAGCTACGTGAGAATAAGGTGTATCCCCAGCTTTATTAAAGACTGCCCAATCTCCAAACTGAGGTGTACTTGGATAATCAAAATACGCATCATATCCTAGGGATTGTCTGTTAAACCAAATATTCCATGCATACCCATCACCACCAATGGCTCTAGATGGATTTGGATAACCAATGATTTCAAGGCATTTTTTGAATGTATCAACACATTGATAAGGTTGTTCAGGTGGAACTCCATCCATATCGATAGATTGTCCATTATACTCATCTATAAAAGCTTGAGGAGACCAATTTCCACTTCCTACTGGTTCTTCTTCATCTTCTACATCTTCTTCCAATGAGAATGGGTTTAAATCGTCAAAAGAAAACGTTCCCTCAATAAACAATCCACTTTCCATTGCAACGGATTCTGTATCAATAACTGCATATTCCAATTGGTTGTTTGGTGCTAGTTTTGGATAATCGATATAGTTGTAATCACGTTCGTTATTGATATTGTTACGAATAATCACAACTGGAAAGTTAGGGTCTTGCAAGGATGTATCGTTATATACCTCTCTCAAAGATAGCGAGGACATTCCACTGTCTGATTTATTCGCATACACTGTTGCCAAGTTGATAACGTTCGACCAATCCTCGTTGATTTCAGGTTCTTCTAAGATATGTATATTGGTTTTTCCACTTGGTCTTAAAGAAACAGTGTAATTTTTCTTCTCTCCAAAAACACCTACTTCAATTCGTTTATCCTTTGTTAAAGGAACTCGCCAAAATAAATCAGGTGTCAATTCACACGTTCTTGTTAAGGCACTGAGTTTATCCTGCCTTGAATACACATAGTCAACGACTTCTTGATATGCTTTTTCATCAAAGCTCATAATCCATTCATTTGAATATTTCATCTCGTCATCTTCATAGATTTGAGGTATCGTCTTATCTTTCGTGGCATAGTTTGTAGGCACTTGTCTGTATTCCCATTCCTTAATGACATGAGAACAAGAAATACTTAATACACCAGTATTTGTGTTCACGTTTACAGACTGTGTATTGGAATAGAAGATGGCATTTTCTGTATAAATACGAATTTCTTTTCTCCCTCTCAAATAAGGAAGTAATTCGGCTACTCCATCAATGTCTATCGTAGGTGTAGACATCATTTCGTTAGACATAGATATATTTGATAAGGATAATTGAAAACGTCTCTTTACATTGCCAAATTCTAGGATTTCAAAATAAGGTATCATTAGTTACCTACCTTTCCTTGTCCAACCCAGTTGTTATTTTTTCTTATTCTCGATGTTCCTTGATTGATTTGTCCTGTTTCACTGCCACTCATGATTGATTTATCTTCCCATTGTCCTGATTTACGAATATGGAAGAATCCACTTGGTCTATTCAAAGAATTCCATTGTTTTGCTTTACGAATTGCCCAAGGCTTAAATTCAGGAATAATCTGTTGAATGGAATATATATTTTCATGTGGTAAAGTTGCATCTTCGCCTTTTAATTCGATTTTTACGTGCGTTGTGTCTGTTGGAAGTTGAAAAAACCCACTCCATTGACTTTGTTGTGCAACTGTATGCCAATTGGCTCTATAACATAAAGGTGCTCCCCCAGCGTGCGAGAAAATCTTTTGATTATAAATTTGGCTCCATGACTGTTGATTGTTGTTAGAAGTTGAAATAATCAAAATGTAATCATATGTTCCACCATAAGGAACATAATAACGATTGGCTATATAGCTTTGATAATCAGAAACGGCATATCCAACTAAGTTTAATTTAAAAGTTACGCCATAACTTCCATTGTCTGTAAACTCAACGCCATAACCATATCCGTTGTTATGAGCTTCTGTTAATGGTGCTCCAAAAGGGCCAGTTGCACTAGGGTCTCCCCCTAGCACAACATTTGTATAAGGACCTGTATTATCATATGCACCCCAAAATGTGTTCCATGCCATTAGATACCTCCAACAGTATCGTTTTCTGTTTGTCCTGTATTTGTACGGATATATGAGTTTCCATCGGCAGTACCACCAAAGTGATTCATCGTTCCATAAGCTACTCCAACTCCTGACTTCACATTTCCGTCTAAGATATCTTTTGATGCTTCCCAATATCCTGCGTTTTTCATGTTTGTAAGAAGTTTAATCAAAGCGTTCTGAATCTTACTGATGTTTCCGTTTGCATCGCCTAAAGCATCTTCCAAAGCGTGAATAGCATCCCATATCTTTTGAATTTCTTCCCAAATCAATTCGATTTGTTCCCACTGTCCACAATCTGAACAAGCCAACATATCCATTACGTGCATAACATTTTTAGCTAAATCTTCAATTGGTTTATTTGGTTTGCAAGGGTCATAGGCTTGTGCCTTTTCTGCCATTCCACCAACCAAACAATCAATAGCGTTATGAATATCTGTGCAATTCTTTCTGCCTTTGTTCATCAATCCTTGATTGGCTTCTAGATTTGCACACATCGTATCTGTTACACCTTTTATAACAAATTCAGGTGCATAAGCTTGTAAGTCTTCACAAGCCTTACATATATCTTTATCTACAACTGCCATAAGCTACCTCCTAGCACGTTGGAACGTTATCCACGTTATTATTTTTGAATTGAACGTATAAGTTTGTTTCATCATCCGCTAGCCAGTCATTGTAGATAGATAAGAACTGAATCCAATCTGTACTCTGACCTGTTCCCAGTGTTCCTGATAAATTCAAGTCCACTGTACGATTGATAGCTTCTGAGATATTTCCTTGTACACTTTCTCGTTGATAGATGACCTCTCCACTAGAATTTGGAACATGAATTGTAATGCTTGGTCTAGATGCAGGAACAACACTTGTTGCCGTATATGTGAACGTACCGACAGTTACACTACGTATATGCCATGAAATTTGTTTATTTTCGCCAACCGACATACAGAAATCGGCTTTTCCAGTAACAACTCCATCTCCTACTTTTTCAGTTTGTTCAAGATTATTCCAGTCAGAATATCTGAATACCCAATCTCCGTTACGAGCGACAGAAACAGATAACCCTCTTGTCTCTTGTCGAATCTCATATTTTGCATTGATAGCCAAATTCATAAGCAACATATTCTGCAAACTATTCCAAAGTCCACAGATAGCACAAATGATAGCTTCGTTCATGTTGTACTGATTGGGTAAAAACTGTTCCATGAACTCTTTCCATTTACATACATCATATGCAGGTAACTCTTCGATATTTCCTAATATCAAACAGTCGTTTGCAGTCTTTAGATCATCGCAAGTGTTATTTCCACTTTCAGGATTGAATCCAGTGTTATCACCTAATGAATTACAGACTGCATCGGTTACACCATTTTCATAGAATTCTGCACTTTCTTCTTGTAGTTTTATACAAGGTGAACAATATTCTTCTGCCATACACATTCCTTTCTAGTACGTTATTTCATCTACATAGATATAAATGCTCGCCATTTCACAACATGAATTCTTTACGATTGCGTTATTCATGCCATGTTTTACTGTGAATAGGAAATCATCCAAGATTTCTACATTATTCAAATCCACTTCTTCAAATGGGCAACAATCGCCTTTTGAATACATGACTGAGCCACTTCTATCTATCGTGATTGTTCCGTCATAATCACCTATCAAACGGATGCGATTTCCGTTAATACTAATTTCAGGGTTTTGAAATTTACCCTCGATACGAATATCAATATTCGTTGTGTCTAAGATAGTTCCTGAATAGAACTGTCCTGCTATCGTTGATTTGCATACATCGGCTTTATAGATTTTCTTTCCGTATGAATCCTCGCCAAAGAATTCTTCTGAACGCTTGCAGTCATATACAAGCAGGAATGATTCTCCACAACGCATGAATTCATCTAAGATATTTCGACCGACAACACATAAAGAATTTTCTTTTACCAAATCATCGCAATGACACAGACAAGATGCACAATCTTCTTCCATTGGTTTTACACAGTTCACACAACAATCGCCACAGTTTGTATCATCTCTAAAGTCATAGCACTCTAGGAAGTTACACGTACTGTATGGAATCAGATACGTTCTTCTAGGGTCTGCAATGTGCCATACTCCCTCATAGAGCTTCAACTCTATATCAAAAGATATATGCCCTTTGAACTTGTAGTAATCGTCTGAGAAGTCCGTTACATAGGCATATGCCCATAGAATCTTGTTATCTTCAATTGCCCATATGCGACCAGCTTTAATCAAGTTGAGCTTGATAAAATCTTTGAGGTATTTCCTCTCTTCTCTTCTGTATTTTCGATAGTCAATGTTAATGGTCATGCTCAAGTCTCCCTCAGTTAAAAACTGTTGGGAGGACTTGAAATTTACATAGCTACCATGACCATAGGAATACTCTTCTGTTTCGGTCTTTGTGCTTTGTTTGTAACTCGCTTCACTAATCACATCTGTAGAATCAAAGACCAAATCATTGAATTGAACATATTGTCTTACAGGGTTAAAGTTTTCACAGTTTCCAAACATTTTAATATGCCAATCCTTTCATAAATCTATTTGCTTTTAATCGTTGCTTGCGTTCGTTACCACCATTGATCGTGATGCTTCTATCTCCATAGTTGTAGTTAGAAGTATTGTTCACAATGTGGTTGTAAGTCGCTTGCATCGAATTATTTCCTTGCGATGACATCAAGCCTTTAAAAGCACCTTTAAAGTCCATATCATTGATTTTTTTCAAGAAGGACACTCCAATACCTTTTACTGCATTTCTTCGCACCACGAACTCTCCAGGTGTCAACATAGCAGGAATAGTATCTGTTCCTCTTCTTGTAAATCCACCTTTAGCAAAATATCCAGTTGGAACTTCGCCACCTCGTGAATCATGTTCTACATTGATGTTTGGTGTTTCCAAGTTCGATACTGCATTGTTGAATGCATTTGCAAAGGAATTTCCTAAATTTGCACCTGCACTTGAGAACCTCGAAGCGTACGCATTTAAACCTGAAATCGCAGTTGACATTGCGCTAGGAAGACTTGCTACTGCCGTTCTAAATCCACTGACAACCTGATTTCCATACTGTGTACCAACTGGTGTGAAGTCTTTCTTGCCTAACTCGGCAATCATGGCATCGATATAAGCAACGCATTGTCCTGTTACATCAGCTTCTTCAAAACCTGTATACAAGGAATTTCCCCAAGTTGTACCGATAGTTAAGAACTGTTCATCCATGCCTTGCAATCTCGTTAATAATTCTTGGAATTTAGCTATCAAAGCATCGACCTGAGCAGTAACATTCTGTGCATTTTCTACACTGGATAAATTAGCAAGATTTGTAATGACTGTACCAATCTGTGAAATGATACTGTTTATGGTTTCAAAGTTGATTTGAGATTGACCGATAGATTGCATTTTGCTCACGATGGTGCTAAACGTATCTACAACTTCTTCCAACTGAGCTAGTTTTTCTGTGTCAATTTCAACTGCTCCATAACCACTGACTGTTCCACCTAATGCAGTTAACATCGAATTAATGTTCATTCTCAATGTTTTGAAGTCGACATCCATATTTGAGAACGTATCCATCAAAGATTTACAAGTTGTAACCAAATTAATCATGCCATTCAGTGCATCGATAACATTCTGAATTATATCTGCACTCATGAAGTTTTCCATATTGTAGCCAACACGTGTTTCACCACTTGGCATTAAATCTTCATTGATTTTTCCTAACAAATCAGAAATGCTCTTGATAGCACTGCCAAAATCTTCTACATTGATTGGATTTTCAGTTGCTACCTTAATAAGCTCATTTACTTTAGGGAAAATCTGCAACAAATTGTCCAATACTCCGATTATGTTTTCGGCATTCTCAGATGTTAAAGAAGTTCCTAATCGAACATCAGGGAATTGAACATCTTTCAACTGTTCTAAGACAGTAGATACTTTTGTAATCGTGTTTTTAAGGTTTTCGACATCGACATCGGGAATTTCTTTTGATCCAAATGCACTGAGTTTATCTGTTAACTGTGATAAAGCATCTATATTTTCGGCAATGGAAGTTACATTGTCCGTATTCATGTTTTCAATATTGACTGTTGGTAAAGGCATAACAGACTGTAAAGCCTGCAAGATTTCCTTAACGGCTTTCAGGTTCTTTTCGATTGAATCTCCATCCAATGTTCCAACTTCTTGAATTCCCTCAAGAGCTTTTACAACATCGAGTAACTGATTCAAGTTAGAACTTGCTTGTGCAATGTTTCCTTCATCAATTTTCTGTGTTGCTAGCTTTCCAATCGCTCCAAAGAATCCACCTGACCAACCAGTTAAATCATCGAGTGCATCGGTAACTGTTTTCATGTTCTTCGATACACCTTTGGAATCGATTTCTATATTTCCAAACTTTTCAAGAGCAGTACCTATATCCATGACACTGTCTGCCATTGCAGAAATAGATTGACTAACAGTATAAAGAATACCTGCCAATCCTAAGGTGAATATTCCACCAAGAACCATGATGATACCACCAAGTCCATTGCCCAAACTAGCCAAGCCACCTAATGCACCGACTACAATTCCTATACCACCAATAGCAATTGCCATATTTGCCATTTTGGATGCAAAGTTTCCTATATCATCAGGCACTTTCTTATTGACTTCTCCAATGGCTTCTGCAAGCACATATAAAGCTCCTCCTGCACCTATCAAAGAAACAATTCCAGTCAATTGTGTTTTGAAATCAACTGTCTTTGACATATTGCTCATAATCTTGGTAACACCAATCATTGCACCCATCGTTGCTCCTAGAGTAGCGAGTTTAGGAATCAACTTGCTCAAATCATCAGGAATCTTATTATTCAATTGATTGATAGCTTCGACATATAACATCATGTTTCCTGCCATCAACGCAAGTTGAGCCTGATTTCCTAGTTTGGTATAGAATGCACCTTTATCAAAAGTAGTAGTTGCTTTACCTAGAGAATCTGTAACGGATTTGTTTTTATTACTATTTTGGAAAATAGAGAACAGTGAAGAACCTTTCTTAGTAAAGTTTGCGAATTTACCTTTAGAACCAAACCATTCTGCTAGTTGAGCTACTTTGCTAATTGTTCCCCCACCAAAGGAAAGAACACCACCTAAAACTCTTAATCCATAGGCTAACGTGATATATCCACCTGCTAATCTTCCTAAACCACGTGATATATCGCCACCACCAACAAAACTAGCGAATCCTTTGAATGCATCATAGACTTCTTTTACTAAGTCCACGACACCCTCAAGAACTGGTTTAAAGTCTTTCAATCCGTCTGTGAAATCACTAAAATCAAATTTTGACAATTCGTTTTGAACTGCATTGAATTTATCTATGATAAAGTCTAGGAATTCACCGATTGGCTCTCGATTTTCGTTGATAAAATTAGAAACTCCATACATGGAATCACGCATGAAATTACCAAATTTAGCGATATTCTCAGGAATACTTTCATACCCTAAAGATTCCACAGTATCGTTGATAGACTGAATGATTGAAGCCCATCCTTTTTCAATCTGTGTCTGTGCAACTGTCAAAGACGAACCGATACTTTTTAGTGCGTTTTCCTTAGCTAATTCATTTAAGGCACGCATCGTAGCATTGCCGTTTTCGTTTAACTCAATCAATGCATCCGTAAACTGTTCGATTGAGATTTCACCCTCACCAAGTGCAGTTTTAAATGCACCCATGTTTTCAGATGAGTAACCTAGCATTTCGGCTACCTGAGCTAACGCAGGAGACATACCTGCATCGGTCAATGACAAGTAAGTACGAGCATCTAATTTACCAGTACCCATTGCTTGCGAGAACTGCGTAATCGCTCTATTAGCTTGTTCTTGTGAACCTCCAAAGGCAATAACTGAGTTATTCAATGCATCAAAGATGCGTACTGCTTCAGGTAAATCACTAGTGATTGAACTAATCATGGTAACTGACTGCATGGCATCGTTCAACGTTGTAGGAAGTCCTAAAATACGTTTTTCCAAGTCATCTAATGAAGCATCCACAACACTTGTGTCAAAGTTCATAGCTTCAAATGTTCGTCTGGAGTTGGCAATCGTGTCCATACGATTAATAGCACCTGAGAACGATGTTTCAATCGCATTCATAAATCCACTAGTCATGCGATACAAGGCACTATATCCAATACCTTGAACTAAGAAATGTCCTATACTACCTAATGGATTATTAGAAAAGTTGCTTGCTAGATTGGTCATGGAACTACCAATCTTACTCATACTGTTTCCAAATTTTTGAATTCTTTGTGCTACACTCGCAATGTTATTCAATTGCGACATGACCTGTTGATAATCTTCTAGCCTTAACTCAAGGTCTATCCTATCGCTTTCAAGTTGTGCCGATTTCCTTGTTAATTCATCCAGTTCCTTTTGAATTTTATCTGCATCGCCAAAATCGGCTTGTAAATCGAGTTTCTTTTTATTTAAAGAATCGATTTGCTTACTGATTTTTTTGTATTCGTTGTAAACATCTTGAAGCTCTCGTTTATCTTGCGTAAGAACTGCTTTCTGTCCTTGCAATAAAGATGATTGTTTCGTTAATTGAGATACCCAAGTGTTTTTTACATCGTCTGATAAAATATCTGAATAACGTATCTGAGCCTTTTGGTTACGGATATTTGCTAAAGCACGATCAATTTCTTCAATCTGACTTTTGATTCTTTGAAAAGACTGTGCATCGGATTCCAAAGTAATCTTTCGATTGTTTAATTCCTTTAACTGAGAATCTAGTTTTGTGATATCAGACTTAACTTTTGTTAGATTCTTGGCTTGGAGGTCAACCTGAACTTTTTGTTTGTTTAGAGCTTTTATCTGTTGTTGAGCAGTTTTCGTATCTAATATCAGTTCTGCACCGACTCTAGGTTGAGACATTTTCTTCCTCCAATTCTTTTCTAGAATAGAATTTCACGGCATACCTATTGACCCTTGGTATTTTCTTTTTAGCCGTTCTGTTATAGCTCTCAATTTCTGAGTACGCTTTTTCTTGTGCCTCGTTTCGATATATTCCGTATGCAACTAATAATTCAGAAACACCCCAACGATCAAGAATATCATTGGGGCGAATTTTCAATATTTTGGCAACATAATGAGCCATAAAAGAGTAGATATTCAAGTCTGCATCGTAGGTTTTTCGGTTATCGGTTTGATTACCACTCTCCTTTTCTGTTAATATCCAAAAACTGTTTCTGTTTCGTTGAAGATTTCAGGGTTGTTAACGATTGTTGCGTATAACGCATTTAACACAGAACCAGGTAGCATATGGTCTGCTAAAACATCATCGATATTCAGTAATGTTTTTACGAAATCATATATAGCTTGTTGACCTTGTTCTCCTGCCTGATTGTAAACATGAATCATTTCAATGTTTGCCTGCGCTTTCATGACTTCAATTTCATCTTCTAACTGTTTATTTGGTTGAGAAAGAGTAATCTGTCCATCATCATCCTTTGTATACTCTGCGCCTACTTGTTTAAGCATTTCTTCAATCTGACTATTACGAGTATCTACAACATTTGTTAGAGCCGTGATAATTGGATAAATGCCTAAAGCCGATTCGACAAGCAACATATCTTTTCTAGGATTGATGTGAATATCTTCAAAATCGATGGTAAACATGATGTATTTACCTACTTTTTTAGCGTTTTTTGGGTACGCTTGAAGTTCTCCTTCTTCAAATCGAAACTTAATTTGGTAATCAACCTTTTTGACTTCAGTTTTATTTGCATCGCCTACGACTGCGAGATTGCCGTTATTTAAAACGGCATGAGGTGTATCATCCTCTCTCGCTTTTTCAAGACTTTTATTAATATCTAACCAATCATTGATCGTAAATTTGTCCATTATATTGCCTCCTTAGTTTGTATCGGTTTACAGGTATTCGCCTGCACGATTGTGTTTCATAACATGGAAGAAACTTCCATCCACATCACGTTGTACACTGACTGTGAATGAGAATTCGCTATCACTGTTATTGATTGTCTGTGGGAATGAAGTAATTAATACGTTTGGATATTCGTGTACTTCAAATACACCATCAGATTGAACTTTTGAGTAAGACATTTGAACTCGTCTTTCGTTGATTCCGTTTTCTGTTGCTACGAAAGATTCAACTTCAGAAGCACGAGGATAAGAGATAATTACTGTCTTACCAACTAATTCTTTATTGAAATATAGATATGAACCCTCGAAATCTACATTTGGATTTAGTTTTGAGTTCACAACTTGGAACTGTCTTTCATCCAAATTCATCAAATTAGGGTGTTCAATGCGAGTTAAGATTGCATCATTTACGTTACAAGCATCGGCTAATGAAGCGTAAGTGAAACCACATTTTTCAATGTATGCATCAGCAAGTTGTACTTCTCCATATCCCTCATGGTCTGTAGAAGTGTTAACTGTCGCTTCAATTGTTGCGATGTAGTAACCATCTGTTTTTTCTGTTCTCTGCATCAATGGGTTTAGCATAAGAACGTTTGGTGTCCATGTAGAAGCAGTAATTGTACGTTCTACAGTCGTTGTTGAAGTGTCGTATTTAGCTCCTAAACACATTTCTTCCAATGCATCGATTGTGTCATCTCCCTCGATACCAGTTAAGCATCCAAGTTTGATAACTTCGTTATTTGCTAAATCGTCAATATCTTCAAAGAATGAGATTGAAGACATACCTACCATATATCCTGTTTCTCCTGCACTTGTTGAAGAAACTTCAACTTTTACACGGATACCCTGAGTAGTTGCAGTCCATCCCTCTCCCTCTGTTTCTTCAGGAGCTTTTGCCAAGTCAACAGTAATTGGTTGATAGCCTTCATGAGCAACAGCTACAGTCTGTTTATAAACATCGGCATTTGTCATTGTACTGTCTTTAATATCTGCGATAGTTACGGCTAATTCATAATTTCCTGCGACTGGGAAGTCGATATACATGAACATAACACCCGCAGAAAATAAGATAGCGTTTGTAGATTTTGCGAATGTTGCACTCGCCGTATGTGTGTAGCTAGAATCTGAACCAGTATTGTTTGTGTTAATCATCAATGTTCCTGAGTTTTTACATCCAAAAGATTCACAAACATTAATCATGTCCTGAGGAACTGCCAAACGTGAATAAACTGGTGCAGTAGAACCTACATACTCAACATAGTTTTTTGTATTGATCTTTACACAAGAATCAATATCACGACTTAAGTTAAAGGTAACTTCTGCGGTCGTTTTATCTAGCTTGTTATAACCAACTTTGTTTGCTACGATTCGATTGATGTTACACTTTGACATTAGGCTTGTCCTCCTTTATTCTTTGCAATTACACGTGTCATGGCTTTTTCTGCTTTGTAACCACCATGTGCATTCAAAACGGACAACTTACGCTGGATAAAAGCGTTAACATCGGTTTTCTTAGTTGTTTTTTTGATAGCCATACTTTTCTCCTTTTTAGTCACTTATCATTCATATCAGTCACTGAATTCTTCTACTGCCCTTCCAACAAAATCGTCACCTTTTGTTGCTTTTGCCTTCTTTGCGAATATTTCCTGACCGTTTTCAACCCAGTGCAGTGACTTTTTATTCACGGGTTTGACGGCCTTTCTTCCTTTCCAGTACGCATTGGAATAATCAAATCCGGCTTTCTGTTTTAACAGCGCCTGATCGATTCCCACAAAGTATTTCGTATCGCTCATTTTTTCATGGTACATACACGATTTCAGAGTCCCTGTACGGTTTCCCTTGATTTCGTTACGCATTACATCCTCAAATTCCTGTGCAACCTTTTCAAATTCTCCCTGAACGGCCTTGACACAGGCTTTCAGTAAATCGTCAGAGTTTGACAAAAGGGTATAACTCCTTTCCATTGAATGTGTAATGGTAATTGATTAGGTATTCTCCCTCATCTTCTGAAACTTCGTATTCGTGATTTAACAAAAATACTTTGATTCTTCCACTAGGTAGAATCATGCGTTTCTGATAAGAAATAGTGTTGGAAACTCGAATTCTTGTACCACAAACTGGACATCCAGTTTTTTTTCGTTCGCCTTTTTCGCCTAAAAACTTAACAATCATACAACCATCCCTAAAAATCTATAACTTCTTCCACAAAGGGAAATTGTTTCCAATTGTCTTTGGTATGCAATCAACAATGTTCGTTGGATATATTCTTCTATCGTATCAGGTTCAACTGGTTCTTTATTTTCTGTTTCATCCTCGCAAGTATCACAGTTACAATCGCATTGGTTGTATACAATGAGATGTTGTAGGTAATCACAGAACACTGGAACAAGACACTGAGGTAAAAGTTCATATCCTGCCGTGTAACGAACAATGATTTTATGCAGTTTCTTACAACTACAAATATCGTTGATACCATAAGGCGATAAGTCGATATATAGCTTATTTTCGTACGCATTGAACGAGAAATCCTCGTCTGCAAGCTCTATCTCTTCAAAATGGATTCCATCTCGTGTTTGTAAAATAATTTGGATTGTTTCAGATTTGATTTCTTTATAGTAAAGATTGGTAATCATCAATCCACCATCGCAATGACAAGAACGGATGAAATCCACATCGAAGACCTCCTCTCTATCACTAGAGAGGAAAGTCTCGCATGAACTGTTTTTCCAACACGTTATAGAACTGATTAAATCGACCAATTGCATGACATTCTTTTTAAACGAATCATCGTTTTTATCAGACTGTCGGATGCAATCGCAACTTGTTTGTAGTTGTTCGTAGATTGTTTCAAACATTATTCAGTTGCAATGTTAATTGGAACGATTGTCTGAGGTTTAATTAGAGCATCCAAACCATCCAAAGTAGCACCCATACAAGTTGCACTTAATGGAATGTCTGTGATAACGGCTAATCGGTTAGGGTTTGTTCCAAATACTGCACCAAAGTTGTAGTAGAACGTACATTCAGTAGCACATCCATCAGATGGTGTATCAGTTGTAGAGATTGTTCTACGGATGAAATCTTCAGCTGGTGATAATGTTGTACCCATGATTCCACCAACACTTCTTCCGTCTAACATCCATACATCACCAGTTCCCTTAGCTACATCTACTGGAACTGTCTTATCTTCAATGAATCGATAACCCATAAAACGAACGTTTCCATTTGCATCTTTCGTCCAGTTTGCAGGAAGTTCACCATTGAATTTACCTGGAACGATAACTTCTTTAATAGCCATATATGTTAATGGGTGGACTGCGAAAATGATTTCACCAGTATTTGCACCACTCATTACGGCTAAACGACAACCTAGTGAATCAAAAGCCGCCAAGATATTCTGTCCTAAGATTTTGATAACTGTTTTATCTTCTACAACTTCCAACAATCCGTGGAATGGTTTCAATACAGAAGTACCAGTTGCAGAAGTACCATTGATAATGTTGTAAGAAGTGAAGTAAACCATGCTTAAACGTGCCATACGATCACGAGCTTGTCTTACTGTTTCACCCTGACGAGCAAAATAACCAGTTAAATCATTTGATCCAAAACGTTTTTTGCTCCATACAAAGTTTTCTAAGATTTTGTCGCAATCTTTCAAACACAATAGCTTTAATGGAACTTCTGAACCACATTTAGCTAAATCAAGTGGTGTCCAGCAACATTCTCCGTTTGTATCTTCAGGCAATGTAGTTCCAACTTCCCAAGGAAGCACGATATTTAATTCACCTGAAGAATCACGATGAATCTGTGCAGACCCATTGTTAAATGCAGTCTGAATCTGACGGCTACGAGATGTACTCAATAACCACTGAACCAATGGGAAATTATTTTGGAAATCGTTTGCTATCTGATTCTGTGAAAAATCAGGTGCCATACCGATTTCTCCAATATTGCTAAGTTTAGCGAAATCGACAATATCAACTGAATTGTTTTCTAAAACACTTGTTGCGAATGTAGGCATTATTTATCTCCTTTCTTAGGTTCAAGACTTCCTAAAAATCCAAATTCAGGATTTACAGTTGGTTCTTCCTTTTTAGAAGTTTCTGTTCCGTTCATTAATTTTTCTAAACGACTTAGAACATCTTCAACCTGTGAATTTAATTTCTCCTCTTTTTCTGCCTCTTTTTTATCGTCTACTTTTGTTTCTTTTGCTTGTAATTCTGCAATCTTTTCTTTCAATTCCTTGTTTTCGTTTTCCAAAGTCTCGTATTTCTCCATGAAACTTTCAAGAATTGTTAACTGATCGCTAGATAATTCGATTTTTTCTTCCGTAACTTCTTTTTCTTCAGGTTTTTCAGTATTCAAATCTTCTTTTGGTTGAATATCTTCTTTTTTACCTGATAACAAATCTTTTAAATTCATTTCATCTTCTCCTTCTATGGTTAGATTTACGTTTGTACTGTCGACATTGGCAGGATTTCCAACAACGGAAAATCCTTGAATATCGATTTCTTGTATGCAAGGAAAGCCAAGTGCAAATGACTTTCTCCAATCCATCCTTGTTGCCATTTCAACACTGACGGACAATGGGATTTCCTGATTTTTTAAATCTTGTACGATATGCAGTGAATCATTTAAATGAGCACGCACATTCAACGCTTGTCTTCCGTCTTCCAAATCCACGATTTCTAGGTCTTTTTTTGTCCAAGTTCCTAGATTTAATGGCAAAGAGAATAAGTGAATATGTGCCAAAGAGATATATCCTACATAATCATCAGGGAGATTGTTATAAAACTTCTGTATCGCCCCTTTTTCGATAAATAGACGGACATCTTCGCCATCCTCATACATAATTGCCCCCTCGTTTAACAAGCGTGTTGGCTTGTCCTCTAGGAACGCAGAATTTGTAACGGATAACATCACGTTCTTTTCATTTAGTGATTCTAGGTTGATGGATTCATCGATGTTCTGCTTTGCTTTTTTACGAACATCCAAACTTTTTTGAATGTTTTTTACGATAGTAGGTACTGGCATTACTCGATTACCTCCAACGGATTGTAGGCAAGTTTTTTAACTCGCCCTCCACACTGCTTACATAATTCAACTTTGTATGGAATATTATTTGCCTTAAGCGAATCTTCCATCGCTTTTGAATAAGGCTTTTTAAACACGCAACCTCGAATTGATTTTTGGAACAATTCGTCTTCAGGAAGCTCATATTCCACACCAGGATCAAGGACAATATAGGAATATTTTGTAATTCCTTTTTCACGATAGACTACATCCACTTGAGTACGTTCTTTGATTGCATCGTGAAGTTTAAACGTTGCTATCTTTTTTGCTTGTGCCACGTTTTGCCTTCTTCTCTACTGGTTTTAATTTGTACTCTTTGTTTTGTCCTCTTAGATATGCAAGTCTTTCTTTTTCAGTGGCAAACCACTTAACTTCTTTTTGTTTGTCCATCTCTAGCAAAGCTCTAAATATTTGCAATCATAATCAGTAGTGGATGTTGTCTGTGTGCCCAATCGTTCAACCTGCTTAACATTTTCAAACAAAATCGTGCGAGCCATAACATCTGTAGCTGTTGGAGTTGGTTTTTCCATGTTCGTTTTGTCATAATACGTGAAACCGATAGCGTCACCTTGTCCGTTCAAGTAAGACTGGTACATTGCCCAAAAATTCTGAGCTTGCTCATCTTCCAATGTGATAACTTCAGAAGTAGTCGTAACCGTGCTTTCTTGAGCAGAAGCTTCTGGTTTTAATGTGATTTTTACATCGAATGTTCTTTTGTTAGTTGCCATGTTTTCTCCTTTCAATCAACAAAAAAGGCAATATATTGAGCCTTTATCTATGCAATAAACGTAAAAAACGTTAATGCCTAAATACTCTTAGCCCTCTATATTGCCTCTTTATATTCAGTTTTTAATTGGATATTAGAAATCCAAAGAATCTCCCGTTGGCTCTGTTTGCCCCTTTTGAGCCGTTAGGATTACATTTACTATCTTAGCCAGTGCTTCATGGCTTAAGCTACTCTTGAAACTGTTGATAAATTCTTGGTCTGAAATTGTTTTCTTGCCCATGTATTTCAAACCAGTTTTTGAATTCTCGACAATTTCAACAACGATGTTGTTCGTATAAACTCGTCCAGTAGACTGTTCTTTGATAGCTCGATAGTCTGTAACAACTTCATAAATCGTTGTTTTTTCATCTTTTTTAATTTTGCGATAGCGATTTAAGAAATAGTTATCAGGATTGATTGCAACTGCATGACACTGTGTTCTTGCATAACACAATCCACCCTCTCTTGTTACTCGATTTCCAAAGTCAACTTTACCTTCGAGAATTTCTTCAGCTCTCTCTTTGTTATTGACCTTGACTGCATCGGCAAATGTATAAACATCTCTTCCGTTTACATTGGAAATTGGTTTTACATCGGCTTCCTGCATGATGCTTTCTAAAATACTCATGTTTTTGCCTCCTAAGAAATTTTTATAATATGGTCTGTCAATGTCTTTAAGGATTCCATGATCTGATTCTGAATATCGGTTGGAATCGTGTTACCTTCTTCCACTGAGGATTGGTAAGCTTGAATCAAAGAATTAACTGCCAATGAATATTTATATGATTCACTTGATCTATCCACGTTGTATCTTGCTTCGTATTTATCGAAGTAGACTTTAGGAAGTCCAAGTTTCTCTGACAACAACGGAGAAAACTGTGTTGCGATTCCCTCTCTCGTTGGAATGATGATATTTACCATTGCATTGTCAATAATCTTTTCCATCGAAACGTTTCCTGAAACATCTCCAAGTCCAATCAATTCAGGTGTCATTCCAATACACTGTGCAAGGATTGAACCCTCTTTCATTTGAAGATATTCTAGGAACTCCGTTGCCTTGGTTACACGTGGAATGTGATCGAATTTGTTCTCGAAATAAGAACTTCCCAAGATAACGTTGTCTGAACTTGAGTTTTTGATTTCCTGAGCTAGTTTTTTGACTTCTTCTCTAGCTCTCTCGGCTCGTAAGTCTTTCGTAGCATTAGACTGATCTAATATCTCGTTAGCCGATACATCGATATCTCCACCATTCAGGAAGTTATCTTTCATCCAAAAGATCAAACGACCAGGACCATCGTAAACGATATCGTAATTCAATCGTTGGTAAACATTTCCAATCAACTCTAATCGTTGTTTATCTTGTCGCAACTTACTGATTCCGTTCTCTGTTGTTGTATCGGTTCTTAGATTGATGAAATCTTCAGGAAGTACAACCATATAATCTTTGTTTGTGGATAAGATTCGTCCTGAATTTCTGAACTCATCTCTATCTAACTCGATTGGTTTGTCACCTAAAGAAATCGGTTCATCCTCGTCGATGGAAATAGCATACGCAACAGTTCTGTTAAAACCTAAATACTCGGTATCTTTTTTCACGATGCTTGTATATCGTTTGGCTGGTACTGGAATAATTCCGTTTTCTTCATCTAGCCATCGAATACCACTCTTTCCATACAAGAGCATATTTCGAATGGAATCCCTAAGAACGGAATAATTGGTAACCCCTTTTGCATTTCGCTTATAAAGAAAAGGATTCAAAACGTTGTTGTCTAACTCTTCATCCCCTGTTGTCAATTTGTTTGTGAACATGAAGTTCAGGTAATTATCGATAACATAAGGAAGAGTTGGCAAGTTATTTATCATCCATTCGATTTCTTCAGACTCATTTTTATGTTTAACAAGTGTGAATCCGTTTTTGCAAACAGTGTTACACTCTAACAACTGATCTAATATTAACTCGGCTTGCGACCAATCGTTTTCGTTGTATCTTGGTTTTAAGGTTGAAGGACTTTTAGGAGAAGTCGATAATTTTTGTCTTTTTTTATCAATTCGTTTGTTCGACATTTATTTCCTCCTACTCGTTTTGTGTATAAACATAAATTCCTCCATTCATATTATACAACATAATTGAATGAATGGATAAAACGCAACAATCCAATTCATCAGGCGACTTTCCAATCTTGGCTTTGATCTCGTCTTTAGGAATAATGGCGATTTTCCCACCTGATTTGACCGTGGATTTGGTATATTGCATCTGATTTTTCAGGATATTGGCAACCTTTGTTGTCATTGTCAATTTTCCGTTGTCCATGAGTTGTTGCATATCCAAATACATCTCGGCACGCATATTTGATCCGTATTTTGCTGAATAATGGTTATTTTCCTTGCGTTTTTTCGTTGTTCCTGCTCCAAAGTTGATACCGACAACGTTAAAATCCGATGCATATTTAGCTAAACCCTCGACAATATAGACACCCCAACCGATATCGACACAGATAACCTTGGCTTTTGTCCGTCTTTGTATTCTTAAAATGGATTTAATTATCTTGTCTGAGGTCTTTCCATCCACCCATTTTCCTTTATCGATGGTAATAATGTCCAAAATACGGACATTTTTGTATAAATCCATGCAAGCAAGGCATACATCGATGTTGTCTTTTCCTTTGTAGGCACTGTCGACACCCAAAAAGTACGTAAATCCATCTTGTAAAGGGGAATCGTCCAAACGAATATTCGAAAACATGGATTCATCGCTATAATTTTCGAGTTCGCATAGGAAATAGCGTTGACACGTGCTCTGTACCTTGAAGAAATCCGACTGTACGACTTGTTGTGTGTTTCGTATACGTCCTTCTTCGATGGCAGTACGAACATCCATCCAAATAATCAATGTATCTTCAGGAGGATTTTCTTCTGTTAGCTTGTCGTAGAACATTCCCTCGTGGTGAGGGTTGGAAATTTCAATTAAAAGGTCTTTTTCTCCGTCTACATTGGAGAATTCTCTTCGACCTATCTCGACATATGCTTCGTTTGGAACAAGTCCTGCTTCGTCAAGCATATAATCGCCACCTCGACCGATAGCCTGATTGGACTTCTTAGCATCGCTTGAACTTGCACCTAAGGTAATGGATTCGATTGAGCCTCCTCCTTTAAAGGATAGTTTTTCTTTGGAAACCGAGGTTTGCAGTTTTTCGATCTTGTCCTGATTGTCGACAAGCAATTTACTTTTGATATCCTGATGTGCATTTTGAATGTGCTTTGTAACATGACCCATGATGATTCGAGTCGTTGCTTCTGTTCCGGCAGCGACCTGTAAAGTATGTCCGTTCGCACCGATATAAATAGCAATCTGCCCCATCAAATACGATTTTCCGTACTGTGAAGTGGTAACGACAACGATTTGATTGTATTTATGTGTTTCGTAGTGCTCGATAACAGCTCCAAATATTACGGCTTGTGTAAAGTACAGATTTGTTTCAAAACACGTTGTAGCTTCGATAGCACCTTTCATGGCTAATCGTTTGGCTTCTGACATTTCGATGTTGATTCGCTTGTAATGCTTAGGAATGTACCCTCTTGTCCATTTCTCTAGGTTCTCTTTGGGTTCTGCACTTTCGCACAGTTTGACAACCTTTTCCTGAATTGAATTCAAATAGTCTATTCCTCTACGTTTTCAGACGATACTTCCTTGACTTCGACATCGATAGGTTCGCCCAAGACTTGACGGATTCTACGTTCGACAATCGCTCTTTCGTCCTCGATTGTTAGATTCTGATTGATGTTAACATTTTTATTCACGTAGACACCTTCCATCTTATTAGCAATATCTAAAGCCTTTAATCGGTCTTTCGTTTCGGCATCAGGCTCGATATCTCCCATAATCACTCCAGTCAAATACATGAGCTTTTCTTCGTAGGACAACTGTTTTGCCTTTAATCTGTGATGATTACGCTTTGAAATACGATTTTTTACATCTGCATCGTTTAAAACTTTCCATCCGTACAGATAATTGGCACTATCGGTTGCCTGAGGTCTATATTTTTTGACGATTTGTTGCATATCTTTGACTGTTCCATCTGGACACGTTTCCATAAATTCCATAAAGATACGATCTTTAAGATTCATTTCCTGAATTTGTGAGTATGTCTTGGTCTTGTCTTTGCGTGCTTTGTTCTTTTGTCTTGTCTTTTTCTGTACTAATTCACCCATTCAAATTACACCTCTTACTACATATAAAATTTTAACATTGAATTTTGAAAACGGACTTTCCACAAAAATCATGTGTATTTTTTTCGAGTTCGTTTTTTCGTGTTTGGAAAAGATTTTTCAAGAAAAGGGGGTGTATTTTCTTAAATCTGTACATTTAAACCTTATTTTTGTGAAAAATTCTCAAATATCTGTCTTAAAACGTTTATTTTTGCAATTTTAATTTAGTCATTTTATTGTTTAATTTGGTCATTTTAAGAATTTTGATTAAATTGAAGTAGTTAGTTTAAGCTAATCGAGTTTGAAAAAATATGTGGCTCCAAAGGGGGGTATCTATATATATCGCCCCCTCTTTAATTCTGTTGCGTTTTTCGAATAATATATGAATATCATATGATTAATACATATCGATAAAACGCTCATAAACGCGCGCTAAGAGCCAACAACTAAAAGAATATAAAAGGACTAAGAAGAATATAAAGAGCCTTAGAACGCATTTAAACAAGCTTATATAAAGCATTTCTATTTTATGCCACGAATAAAAAGCATAATAAAAGAGCCTTTATTTAAATGATTTTAAAGCTTTATTTTAAAGTGGTGTAGATGTGCTATGTTAACACTGGATAAAAGCGATAAAAAAAGAGCTAGACTTTTTAATGTCTAACTCTACAAGATAAGTAAATTATATATATAATAACTAGTAATAATATCCATATACCAAATTTTAAGAAGAAACATAAACCTATAGCAAACAATAATAACCTGATCATATTATTGTGCTAACCCCTTAAACAGTATTCAGCGATACTAAGAACAAGAAGAACAAGAGAAGCATAACCGATAATATTTAAGAAGATTTTACCTATAAAGGCATAAACATATATTTTATTATTGTTCATGATTTACACCTCATTTCACGCCGTCTAAGTAGTCTAAGAAGTCTTTATTTTCAAAACGTTCTTTTATTTCTTCTTCTGTAAGCGAACGAAAGCCGTTTTTATAATCGAATGTGACAACAGAATCACTAACATCATAATGCGTGGCGGTTGCTATAATTTCTAAAATGTCAGCCGTT